GCAGCATCTGCCTCTGTCCGAGTGTAAGCGTCTGCCACTTGAAAACTAGGGTTGCTTATTAATACTACTTGGTCCCCGTTTATTGCTGCATTAGTAAGGGTGACTACAACGCCATTTGCTGAGTAGTCAGTATTTTGAACTAGGCGGATGCCGTTGTGGAACACTTGGAGTGACAGAAGGTCATGCGCAAAGCTAAATGCAGTGGTGCTTGTAGTTACGGCGAAAACTTCTTTGCTTTGAGCTTGAGCAGTTATTCCAGCGTTTACTGGTCCAGTGTACCCAGCCATTAGATTATCTCCTCTGCTATTAAGTCTACTGTTGATCCACTGTCTGTTGTTACAAAAGTGTATGTCACTTTATCGTTATGTGATGTAGAGCTAGGTGTGCCAGAAACTTCTGCTGGCATAGTTACGGTTGTGGCAGCGCCTATTTCGTACTGAAATACAGTGTCGTTGGCACTACCTATAACGAACATCCTACAACCATCAGCCCTAATGAACATCCCTGAAGGGGAATTTTCTTGACCACCCACAGAGAAGCTATGTACGTAAGTGGCTGTAGTAACATTCCAAGCTGTACTTAGGGTGTACTCAAAGACAGCTTTACCAGAGTCGCCCAACACGTACATCTTAGTACCCGTGGTGTTAAGGGATACGTTGTGTGGGCCACCTTCTTGAGCAGATATAGAGAACGCCTGCGAGTAGACCGCTGTGGTAACATTCCAAGCTGTGCCTAAGTTGTACTCTAATACGTTGTCACTGACAGACCCCATAAGATACATCTTAGTTCCATCAGGCTTGAAGAACAGGCCCTCTGGCCGTGTTTCTTCACTCCCTGTCGTAAAGCGTGATGTGTAAGTAGCTGAAGCGACATCCCAAGCTGTGCTTAAGGTGTACTGGTGAACTCTCCCTGAGAGGTAGTTACCTGAGATGTACATCGTTAGTCCATCTGGTTTGAAGAATAAACCTCTTACGCTAGTCTCTTGAGCGGAAAAGTTTGGCGAGGCGGTGCTAAAAACAGCACTAGTAACGTCCCAAGCTATAATTAGGTTATACTCAAAAACCTTATCATCCGCATCATCCGCAATGTACATCTTAGTGCCATCTGGTTTGAAGAACACTTCTTCGGGGGCGGTTGCCTTAGCTGTAACGCTAATCCCATTCGTGTAAACAGAAGCAGTCACGTTCCCAGCATCTAAGTTAGGTGTCACACAGCTGTATCTCCAATTAGCTGTTGTTGGGACACTTGTAAAATTAACCGAAGTATTAGCAGTTAAGCTCTCACTATCGAAGTAGTTATTTGCGCCTACATTTAAAGATGCGGAATTAGTCACTGCTATCGTATTACCCATAGCATTTCCATGAACGGTACAGTAATAGCTCAAAGCCACTGGAGCATTAGCTGCAACAGTGAGTGTAACTTTAGCACCTGCCTGCCCCGGAGTTCCAGTAACCACAACCCCTGTGGAGTACGAGCTACCTGCAGCGTCTTTAAAACGTAGTGGGTGTCCAGTGTTTGAGCTATTAGACAGATCAAAGATGTAGATGTATGTTCGAGATAATGTTAATTTAGGGTATGCTACCCCGTCAATAAAATACCTATTAGCCCCACCAGAAGATGCAACGGTTACAGCGTAAGTTGTAGTAACCGCATCGCCCGGACCTATGGCAGTTGTTTGTGGGTTAAAAGGTGAAGGTACACCAATTTGAGAAATGACAACTAAGTCTGATTGTTTACTCATTAGGTCTGCTCCAGTACGCTTACAATAACATCGCATGAAGAGGCAGTATCCGAAGTAACAATAACTGTGTCAGCTGCTTCCAAAATAACCTTACCATCTAGGACGGACAAAGCTGAACCTGTTGGGATTGCTACGTTCTTAACAAGATAAACGCCAGCTGTTTGAACATCTACCCTAATTTGAGAAGAAGTTTTATTTGCTAAGTTACAACCAATCATTACCGAAGTAGTGGAACCGGGTACTGTGTAAGTCGTTGTTGCACCCGTTCCTACGGAAGATGATGTGTAGTTCTTGAACGTGTTTGCCATTTTTTATCCTAACGCAATTGCGAGGGCCAAAGCATTACTTTCGGCGGCTGCTGCTGTTGTATAACCCGCTAAGGCATGATCGCCCCAACCATATGCCGTATCTGCGTTTGTGCCTTGGGCGGCTGTTGCGTAATCTGTCTGATTAAATGCTTTTACTTGAGAAAGGTTTGTAATCTCGCTATCCATCAAAGCGCCAGCGGCGGTTACATTAGCCGATCCAGTAACGTCTGCGTTTGTTGAAATAGTATCTAGTTTAGTACCGTCTGTCGAAACATTACGACTATCAAATGTTGAGTTAGTTGTAATAGCGCCTGTCATTGCGCCGCCAGAAAGCTCTAACTTATCATTATTTAAATTGTTAAAGTTGGCATCAACTTCATTGTGGGTTAATGACGAACCCTTACCAGATCGTGTTACAATGGTTGCCATGCGTCACCTTAATCTAAAGTTATATCAATATCGCCAGCCGGGATACGAAGAATGTCAGCAGTGTCGATTGTTTTAGGTGTAGCCAAGGCCGCGTAAGCAATCTGAGTGCCATTGGTTGAAGCATCAAATATTGCAATGTAAGAGATTGTACCCCAAGAGCCTGTTGCAGCTGGAAACTCAATAATATTGCTAGTAGTTCCAGTGTTTCCACTTACAGTGAATGTGGCAGACTTTCTGACATATCCATTTCCAGAAATTTCTGTTCCACCCTGCCCCTCCCCGGGATTAGATGTAAATAATCCAACATACCATGCTGTGGGGCGGGTAACTGAAGAAGCAGTAAAAGCGTAATTCAGAATGTGTGTTTCATATGTATTGGAAAAGCTCACGATAGCCCCCTGATTTTTAAGCGGCGGCCAGAGCCACCAGATTTAACTGCTTCACTTTCAACATTTATAGCATCAATTGCACTTTGGTGCAACGCAGCCCAAACTGGCAAACGACCATCATCTCCAAGATAAGGTGCAGAATGGATTAAAGAGCCATAAAGATATGCATCTTGAAAATTAGACAAAAGCCAATTGGATGTATTGGTATCACTTAACCTATCAATTTTGCTATAGTAATAAAGTTCCGTAGGGTACGCCTCAGCTGGAGTTGGAAAAAGTTCTATTTCTCCAGCGGTAAGTGCATAGAATAATGGAAGTCCAGAGACATTAGCACTTTTCGATCTTCGGTCAAGAATTTCCCCTTGGCTTATTAGATCAAGTGAGGAAGTCTTATTACTAGTTATACCGAACCTAATAATTTGTAAAAAATCATCTGGGACTTCGTTATATCTTGAGTTTAAATTTGCGCTACTGCGCTTTTCTTGACGCCAATGACGAACAGCACGGTTCATGTTATCTTCCGCCATTGAAATCCATGTGGGTATAATTGCTGCGCTATCGTCCCTGTTAATAAACAAAGCGATTGTAGATTGCAATTCTGCGTATGTTGCTATTGTCATTACTGTAACAATCCTTGCCTTTGTTGCTCTTCATTAGCACGTTTCTGCACTTCTTGTAAGGTTAGTAAGCCAGCTGGGGCAATCCCTACAGCCGCTGATAAGTTTTTTAGGTGACGAAACTCTGGATCAAAACGTGCAAATTCTGACCTAACTAAATTAGGAGAAAGTCTAACATCTACATTTGAAGGCTTGGAAAGCTCTTGTAAATATTGCAAGCGCAAAGCCTCTTCTTGCTCAGGAGTATATCCTAAGTTTTTAAATTGCCTAGAATTAAATCCCGACCCAATATCGTTAATATCTTTAAACTGAACACCACTTCTGCCTTCTTGCATTGCTGCTTGTTCAACTGAGCGAGTGGAAACTGATGCACCATCTGAAAAAAGATCATAATTAAGCCATCCCGCCACAGCAGGGTCAGTCTCATATATTTTATCTGGGTCTAACTGGTTCCAATTTACGCCGCCGCCCTCAACTACCGTATCACCAAATTTACTTCCAAGCCGAAGCGGATACATTTGAGCGTTAGCCGAACCCTTAGCATAAGTGCTAGCAAGTGTTGGGTTATCTGTAGAAAAGACATTACCTTGAAAGCCTTCTATGTCTGCGTTTGTTCCGTGAAAACCTTTCCTTGGAAACATTTCATCAGCCCTTGCCATTCTTGTCTCTTGGCTCATGCTAATTGGCGTATTAGCATACATATACGGATCATCAGCCGCAGCCATCATTTGCTCAGTGACTTCATCTGATCTACCAGCGGCGCGTAATTCTAATATATCTTTTGCAATTTGTTCCGCGTTATTTTTAG